TGTACGCACAGGCGGGTTTTCGTGAGGTATCACTAAAGCAGGCGCAGTATGGCGATGCTCTGTTGATGTCGATTGACTCAAAGGGTTTGAATCATGTGGCGATCTACCTGGGCGATCAGTATGTGCTGCACCATTTGACCAATCGCCTGTCAAGCCGTGATTTATTAGGAGAGTGGCTCCTAAAATGCACGGGTAAGGTGGTGCGGCATGAGACTCGTTAAGGTCTACGGTCAGCTTGCTAAGCGCCTAGGTCAGCGAGTGTTTCGTGCTGATGTGGCAAGCCCTGCTGAGGCTGTGCGTTTTCTGTGCACTAATTTCCCCGGTTTGGATCAGTGGCTGATTGATAGCGACCAGGACGGCATCGGCTATCGGGTCAAGGTCAGCAAGACGACGGTTGGCGAAGAAGATTTTGGGATGAGCTGCAACCCTGATGCGACCATTTCAATCACGCCGGTACTGACTGGTGCGGGTGGTGGCGCAGGCAAGATCTTTGCCGGCATTGGTTTGATCGCAGCTGCAATTGTTTTAGGTCCTGCAGCAGGCGGTTTTCTTGGTTTAGGTGCTGGTCTTGGTGGAGCGACTGGTGCAGGTGCCGCATTGAGTTTTGGTTTAGTTGGTGGTGGTTTTGCGACCGCAATTGGTGCCGTCGGTACGGCGTTGGTACTTGGCGGCGTGGCGGAGATGATTTCGCCCAGAGCGCCAGCAATCGGCTCTGTCGCAAGTTATGGCGGCGCGGGGAACGCAAGCCCAATCAACGATCCTCGCGCATTGCAGTCCTACAACTTCAACGGCATCCAAAACACGAGCACTCAAGGCGTTCCAGTCAACTTGGTCTACGGCAAGATGTTCGTAGGCAGCACTGTGCTCAGCGCCGGTGTTTTCAACAGCAGTAAGGAATGACTGACGAAAAGCTTGCGATTTACGGTGCCAAAGGCGGCGGCGGTGGTGGCAACGTCACTCAGAACGTCTATGTCCAGCCGCAGGTTTCACAGCCGACTGTCCTCAAGGACAGCCTTCAGTCCAAGGCTTACGCCAGAATCCTCGACCTGCTTGGTGAAGGTGAAATTGAGGGCTTGGCGAACGGCGCACAGTCAATCTTTTTTGACAACACGCCACTGCAAAATGCTGGTGGATCGTTTAATTTTCGCGGCGTTATCTACGAAACCAGGAATGGCACACAGGATCAAACTGCAATTTCCGGTTTTTCTAATGTAGAAACTGAAACATCTGTTGGCGTAACGGTCGAGGCTAGCAACACCCTTGACGGCTCATGGGAGCGTGCCAAGTTTGTCAAATCATCTTTTACCCGTAGCGGTACCACTTTAACCATTGTCTGGGAAGATCACGGGCTATCTAACGGCGATCAAGTATGGCTTAATTTTGCAAACTTTGACGGTCCATATGACAGACTTTACACGGTTACCGTCGTAGACACAGATACTTTTACTGTTCAAAGATATAAATCAGCGTTCAAAAAAACTGAAGGAGAAGTCTATGCGTGGACGCCTTATCTCAGAATAAATATCACTACTCGTGATGGCTCAAACTGGGGCGCAGGAACACCGCCAAACGGTGACACCCACCAAATTTACATTCGCTTTCTAAAGCCAAGCCTGGACATTACAAGAACCTCCAGCACCCTTAACGGTAAAAAAGGCGTTTTTAACATCATCCCAGCAGAGGATCTAGGTGAAGCTGCAACTTCTGCTTATTTTTATATTGCGTGGACAGACAAGCCTGGAGGACTTAAAGCTTCTGCCATTGATGGAGGCAGCATTGCCTGCGCAGATGCAATTTATCAGTTTGATGCGCCCTCTGATGTTGTGACAATTACCGCCAAAAGTCACGGATTTACGGTTGGCGCAAGCGTTCAAGTTGTTTTCAGAACTGGCACGATAACAGGGACAAAGCTTTACGAAGTCAAGACTGTACCTGACGCCGATACTTTTACTGTTGAACAAAAAGGGTTCAGCTCCACAAAAGCTGGTAAGAATTATTTCGTAGAAGTTCCGGTTACTTCTGGCGCAATCACCAGGCAGGTCACTGATTCGGAAACGGATCGAGTGCGAATCAATATTTCAGTAGCTGCACTGCAGAGGCAAGACAGTGCGGGCAACATCGTTGGTTCGGAGTTTCAGTACGCTATTGATTTCCAGTTCAACGGCGGTGGCTTCAATCAGGTCAAATACGAAAAGGTCAAAGGTAAAACAGCTGGCGGTTTCAGTTTTAGCCGTGAGCTGACTTTTGCGGATCAAGCTGGCTGGGACGCCATGGATATTCCATCAAATTTCCCCATCGACATTCGTCTTCGCCGGGTTGACGAGGATTCCACTAGCCAAACCAAAGTCAACGCCTTCACTTGGCAGGCATTCACAACAATCATTGACACCAAGCTGCGCTATCCCAACAGCGCTTTGATTGGGCTTGAGGTTGACGCCCAACAATTCCAAAGCATCCCTGTGCGGATGTATGAAATCAAGGGGCTTAAGATCCGCATCCCAAGCAATGCCACTGTCAACTCTGACACTGGTGCGTTGACCTATAGCGGCATTTGGGACGGATCCTTTGCTGCTGCAACTTGGTGTAGTGACCCAGCATGGGTGCTCTGGGACGTTTTGACATCCCGCAGGTACGGCTTCGGCGAAGAAATCCTGACTGCCGCAGAAAAGGCAAGTTTTGACGGCAATGCAAGCCGTCTTGATAAGTGGAGTTTTTACGCTGCGTCCCAATACTGCGGGGAGAGCGTCACTACTACGACGACGGACGGCGAGACGATTACAGAGCCGCGTTTCTCCTGCAACGTCAACATTCAAAGCAGGCAAGACGCTTTCACGCTGATCAATCAGCTGCTAAGCGTATTCCGCACACAAGCTTTCTGGTCAAACGGCAGTGTTGTGCTGGCGCAGGATCGTCCTCATGACGCCTCGTATGTGTTTGGCGCGTCAAATGTTATCGAGGGCAATTTCAGCTATTCCGGCAGTGATATCAAAACTCGCCCCACTGTTGTGTTGGTGCGATACACGGATCTTGCAACCCGCGACGTTGCCACAGAAGTGGTGGAAGATCCGGCGCTAATCGATAAATATGGCGTGGTCACTGAAGACATTGACGCCTTCGCTTGTACTAGCCAAAGCCAAGCCAACCGACTTGGGAAGTGGCTTCTTTACACGAACGCTTATGAGACAGAAACGGTCAGCTTTGCGATAGGCATCGACTCGGGCGTGGTGTTGCGTCCCGGCATGATCATCCAAGTCAGCGACCCAACCCGTGCTGCAATTCGCCTGAGCGGACGGATTAGCTCTGCCATAAGCACCACCCAGATTGTGATTGATGTTGATCGCACGGTTTCGGCAAACGACACGCTTTCGGTTGTGCTGCCTGACGGCATTTTGGAAGAGCGGACTGTTAGCAGCTATAACAGTGAAACTCGTACTATCACGGTCAGCTCTGCCTTCAGTGTTCTTCCAACGCAAAACGGAATCTGGCTGCTGACTACCTCAGCAGTTGCGCCTACCACTTGGCGCGTGGTCAGCGTTGCGGAGGATATGGAGAACGGCACGTTTGGCGTCACCGCTCTTGCATATAACAGCGGAAAGTTTGATTACGTCGAAACCGGCACTGAAATCCAAGTCCCGAATATTACGGCGATTGATTCGTTGCCGGCTGCACCGGCGAACCTTGTCACTAGCGAGAATATGTATGAAAACAATAATCTTGTTTTTGTCCAAGTTTCAGTTGCTTGGGATCCAAGCGAAGGCGCTGTTCTTTACAAGCTGCGGTATCGCGTAGACGAGGGTAACTGGAGCCCAATTATTGAGACGGCTACCAGCCAGATCGACCTTGAGGATGCTGACGCCGGTCAATATGAGGTTGAGGTTACAGCCGTCAGCGTTCTAGGCAAAGAATCTGGAACGGCAACCGCAACGTTTGAGGTGATCGGCAAAACTGCCGTGCCGCTTGATGTTCAGGGTCTGCAGATTAGCCAGATCGATAACAAGACGGCTCAGCTGGTGTGGCCTGCTGCAACGGATCTAGACGTGCTGGTGGGCGGCAAGGTGATTGTTCGCCACTCGATCAGCACCGCAAGCGTGGAGTGGCAGGACACTAACGACATTATTAACGCGGTCGCTGGTAAATCCACCAATGCAACGGTGCCGCTGCTGTCTGGCACCTACATGGTGAAGTTTGAGGACAGTACAGGCAACCGCTCAATCAATCCAACTGCTGTCACTGTCACGCTGCCAGAAGCGCAGTCGCCGCTGACGGTGGTAACTTTTAACGAGGACACCACCAGTCCACCATTCCAAGGCGATGCAACCAACATGCTCTACAACGACGAGCAAGATGCCTTGATTTTGGATCAAGTTCAATTTATTGATGAACTTGCTGTCGATGGTGATTTTGACGCTTTGCCCAGTCTTGACCAGGCGGGCGACATTGAATCTTCTGGTGAATATGAGTTTGCTACCACG